GAAAGAGAGACTAGTGCATTTGGTGGTAGGTCTGGAACATCCAGAGCATCACTTTCAACTGGACTAGGCGGACAAATATAGAATCCTGACATGGACCTATCGGCCCCATGCAGCGTATAAGACCGAAAGCAAGAGCCAACCAATTTCCCCGAATTGAATTGAGGCTTGCGACTAACAACGAATAGAAGGGTGGATAGTTGCTATGAGCAACAACTACTGGGAAGACGAAGACGAAGACCTAGATACCGACCAAGGATTTTCTGGTGATGGTAGTGACTTAATTAAGAAACTACGTAAAGCCAAGAGAGCCGACGAGAAACGTATTAAGGAACTCACTGAGCAACTTGAGGGTTTATCCAAAGTGCAGCGTGAGCGAACTGTCAAAGAAGTCCTAGAAAAGAAGGGCGTAAACGCTAAGGCTGCACGCTTGATTCTTAAGGACATTGAAGACGTTAACGAAGATTCAGTTTCTAACTGGCTCGATGATAACGCAGATTTGTTTGGAATACAAGTGCAGAAAGATGAACCTAAGATGGCGGAACAAGACCGTGCTGCTCTAAGACAGCAGGATGTTCTAACACAGGGCGCGTTCACCCCAGACCGAATGGAAGAAATCAATTCAAGAATAGACAATGCAGATTCTATGGATGCATTGCTAGATGTTCTCCGTTCACAACAACAACAATCATAGTTTCTAGTCACTGGAGGTGACGAATGGCATATGTATCAACAGCCTCTGACAATCTCGGAGGAACCGCTGGTGGTGCTGGTCTAGTACAGAAGGCGTATGACCGTCTTCTAGAATTCGCTCTCCGCTCTGAACCACTAATTCGTTCAGTCGCAGATAAGCGCCCAGCCCGTCAAGCAATCCCTGGCTCAACCGTTGTTCTACAACGTTATGTTGACCTTTCAGCAGCAACAACTGCTCTAACAGAAACAACTGACCCAGAAGCAGTAGCAATGTCAACACCAACATCAGTAACCATTACTCTTGCAGAGTACGGTAACTCAGTGTTGGTAACACGTGCATTAGAGTTATTCTCTCTTGCAGATGTTGACCCTGCAATCGCAAACATTATCGCTTACAACCTAGCAGATTCTATCGACGCTGTAGCAATGACAACATTGCGTGGCGGTTCAAACGTAATCTACTCAGGTTCAACAGCAACATCAACTGCAACTATCACAGCAGCCGCAACACTATCTTCAGCAAACATCCGTAGGGCTGTTGCTAAGTTACGTGCTAACAAGGCTAATGGTCGCAAGGGTTCACTATACTGGGCTGGATTACACCCAGAGGTATCCCACGACCTACGTGCTGAGACAGGTTCAGCAGGATGGTTGCTTCCTAACCAATACGGTTCTTCACAAGACCGCATCTGGGCAGGAGAAATTGGAACATACGAGGGTGCATACTTCGTAGAGTCTCCACGTCTGTACACAGCAACTGACGGTTCTTCATCTGCAAAGGTGTACCGCACAATCATCGCTGGACAACAGGCATTGGCTGAGGCAGTTGCCGAAGAGCCACATGTAGTTATCGGACCAGTAGTTGACCGCTTGATGCGTCACCGCCCAATGGGTTGGTACGGCGTACTAGGCTTTGCTCGCTACCGCGAAGAGGCACTATTCCGAATCGAATCAGGTTCATCAATCGCTTAGTTGATTGACGGTAGGGCTAGGGGAAACTCTAGCCTTACAGTAAGTTCATTAAGGAGAACAATGGCAGACTACACATTTACAACACCAGTTGTACAAGAAGCACCTATCGGTAAGCATAGACTATTTTACTTCTATAAACTTAATAAGGGTGTTAGTATTGCCAAAAGCGGTGCTACCTATTCTAAAGTAAGATTCCCACTGGACGAAGACATAGCAACCTATGATGAATTTTATCTTGGTGGCCACGAACATATAGTAGATGATACTACTAAGGCTGCACTAATATCATCTGGCTTAGGAATAACTGAGGCTAATTTCACAGCAGCGTAAGGGACGAGTATGGCATATCACTGGCAAGACCATCCAACAGAAGTTGAAGGATGTTTCGGATGCAAGGTAATGAATTTACAAGTAAATGCAGGAGATGCTAAAAGAGATATTCCAGATAAAAAATGGAATGCAGAACTTCAGGCTTATCGAGATGCAAGAGCACAAGGTATACAACCAGCAGGGACAACTATGCGTCATGTAGAAGATGCGCATAAAGCATCAGAGATTTTAGGCAAAGCGTATAATGCGGACACTATGCCTAAAACGAAAGATATCACACCCAAAGCCGCAGCCGTAATGAAAGAGATAGGACAAGTATAATGCCAAAAGTAGGAAAAATGGAATTCCCTTACACTCCAAAAGGTAAGGCTATGGCCAAGAAAGCGGCGAAGAAGGCTGCTTCTAAGAAAATGGTTATGAAGAAAATGGGTAAGAAGAAGTAATGTCATCTAGTGGTAGTCATAAGCGCCACGATGGTTTTAATCCAGTTCAAATTAAGAATGGTCTAGTGGTTCGGTTGAACAAGAACGGAACCATTAGGTCAATCTTAGGAAAGTATGGGGAGCATGGAAAACAAAAAGGACTCAAGGCTCGCTAGAGCAGGAGTGTCTGGTTTTAATAAACCAAAGCGTACTCCTAAACATCCTACTAAATCACACGTAGTTGTAGCCAAAGAAGGAAGTCAAGTAAAGACAATTCGATTTGGTCAGCAAGGTGTTACTGGAGACAGGCAACCTACGGCAAGACAAAAATCTTTTAAGGCACGTCACAGAAAGAATATTGCTAAAGGTAAAATGTCTGCAGCGTATTGGGCGGATAAAGTAAAGTGGTAGCAAAGAAAAAGACTAAGTCTAAAGTTAATGCTGCTGGCAATTACACTAAGCCTGAGATGAGGGCTAAGTTGTTTAAGAAGATTAAGGCTGGTTCTAAGGGTGGAGACCCTGGAGAATGGTCAGCCCGTAAAGCACAACTACTTGCTGTTCAATACAAGAAGGCTGGCGGAGGTTATAGATAATGGCACTAGCCAAATCTCAAAAGTCTTTAAAAGACTGGACTAAGCAAAAGTGGACAACCTCTGATGGTAAACCATCTAAGGGTAAGAAAAGATATTTACCTGAGAAGGCATGGGCAGCACTAAGCCCTGCTGAGAAAGCCGCTACTAATAAAGCAAAGGCTGCAGGTAATGCTAAAGGTAAACAGTTTGTTAAACAACCTAAATCAATAGCAAAAAAAGCAGCAAAGTACAGATAGGGACACAGGGGACTATGAGCAAAAAAGATTCTATTGCACTAGTATGGTGCGATAATGGAATGGTAGATGGCAAGTTTATGCAAGGTATAACAGATGTTATTATTAAATCTGGTATACACTTTGATGCAACACTACGTAGTCAAGGCAATCAGATTGCTAGACAACGCCAAACAGTAATTGATTACTGGTACGATAAGACTGATTACGAATGGCTACTATGGGTAGACTCAGATGTAGTAATTAGTCCAGAAAAATTTAAGTTGTTATGGGATAACAAAGATGCTGAAAAGCGTCCACTAATTACTGGAGTATACTTTACTACGGATAATCCAGAGGAACCTTTAATGATTCCTATGCCTACAATATTTAGTTTTGTTAATGATGGAGAAGGTGGCTTTGGATTATCCAGAGTACATCCATTACCAGTTAATGAACTAATTAAAGTAGATGCAGCAGGAATGGGATTCATTCTAATGCATCGCAGTATAGTACCTAAGGTTCGAGAAGTATCACCTGAGGGACAACTATTCATGGAAATGGGTAGAGGCTCTAAGTTCATAGGTGAAGATATATTCTTCTTTGCTCTATGCGATAAGGCTGAAGTTCCACTATACTGCCACACAGGAGCAACTGCACCACATATGAAGCGGTTCTCATTTGATGAACATTATTATAAAGCATTCTTTGGTCAGCCTAAACAAGAGGCTAAATCAAAACTTATCACCCCTGATAAGAAAATCATTACACCTAGATAGGATACATAATGGCACTTGGTAAAGCAGGTAGTAGCCTGGCAGCAGAACTTAACCGTCTTGCTGGTACAACAGGATTAGATGAGCAGGGTGCTGCTAACGTTTATGCTAGCACTACTGGACTTGCAACCGTAGGTGCTCTTAATATCAAAGCAGAAGCAGGACGCACTAGGGATAAATTTAAAGACATTGATGGTATCTGTAATGAACTTGCTGGAACCACTGGACTAGCAGCACCTGCTGCATTACGGAGCATAGACGCCTAATGACAACTACATTATCTAATCTCATTGATGAGGTTCTAATTAACCTTGCTGGTTATACCTATCAACAAGAGCGAAGCACATATCTTAGAACTGCTGTAACATCCACCGTATCTACATCAAACTCTCCAACAGTTCTTAGCCTAGGTTCTTCTGAAAACCTTGGTAAAGGTATAATTGAAATTGGTGAAGAATTAATGTGGGTTGATACATTTGACCGTGTTTCAAACACGGCTACTATATCTCCATATGGTCGTGGCTATCTAGGCACAACTGCATCTACTGCAGCGGCTGATTCAAAGGTAACTATCTCTCCAGTATTCCCACGCAACTCAGTTAAGAAAGCAATCAACGATACAATTCGTTCTACTGGCTCTTCTATGTTTGCTGTTAAAAGCATGACATTTACCTATGAAGCACCAGTTACAACATATAATATTTACGACGGATATGTTAT